TAAAGGCCAGAACAACACACCCTAGTAATTCTCCACAACCACCTGATTCAAATGGAATCCAAGTTAGCACATTTCGAGGAAAAGCTGGTTTCACAATGACAATCCCCTTGCAGTAAACAGGCTAAGCAAGATTGATCAAGCCGCGAGCGGCATACCACGTTTTCCATAATCCACAGAGTCCTATGGACCCCGCCTGAGCCAAGCCATGTCCCTCAACATGCTCGGTAATTTGCCGGATAACCAGAGGAGGTCACCCAAGCCCTGCCAAGATTAGGCAGTGGTGGAAACTTTGTTTCACCCACCCATGAAAGGTCCGATTTCTACGTATCGGAACGGCCGAGGGAATTTAACTTCTCCCCTCATAGAAGGTTCCAGTTACGATCTGTAACGATTAGGCAGTATCAGGCAGCAGCAGCCGCTTCGTGCGCGAACTGTTCCCACCTCTGAGGTAAGTCACCTGACTGGTGTCCTCTCAGCTCCTCCTCATCTTGCAATTGGTACAGAATGGGATAATCAAACGCCTTTGCGTAAGACTCTCTCGTTGACCATTCCACCTCATCTGTCTCATTGACACCCATGAGGTCTTTAACCGTATTGCAGGCACGGAGCCAAAATCGTCTTGTGACAGCCATCAGAGGTGAAGCTGTGCCTGACATCCGATGAAGGGTATTAAAATACTCACAATGGACAGGAACCCCCACAGAATAAATCATTTCCGGTGCTGAAACAGTGGACCAGAAGCGTTGCATCTCCTCAACACTCCTGTAGTACACACACTGCATCTTATAGCCCGAATAGACTTTCCTGGGATTTCTCACCAACCTCCACAATCCTCCGACCTTGACAGGACGGCATTGACAAAAGTCAACCGGCTCCATGTTGTCAAGAACGTTTATCCGCTTAACTGAACCAACTTTGACCTCCTGCGAATAACGCAGGAATTCGGTCTTGATCTCTTGGTTCAGGTTCGGATGCGCCCTGACGACATCTCCCGAGAGCATTACAACACTGTCATCACCATCGACCAGCATTCGCCAATTCTCCTCGGTGATCCCGAGAGTTAACATGATAGTAGCAATATAAAGCGACATCAGGACACTGTTTCCATTACCAGTGTTTAAGTCTCCACTCATCCTGTTGCCCTTCACCTTGTACTTACCCATGCCATCTTCCACCCGGAATCTGCCACTATTGTTGAGTTGGGCCTTGCCCATCCTCCTCATCTTTGCACGCGTAACACGAGCATAACCCGCGTGTTTCCAAGCCTTGTCGTAGAACTTCCATTCAACTTTCAAGGCATCAACCCCTACGTGTGCATCCCAAGCGCTTCCATCCAAATCCACTACATGCGGGTCATTGAGGCTGGCAGCCATCTCCTCAAGGACGCGCATCTTTTGCAGCGGGTTCAAAC